CACTGATCAGGACCGTCGAAGTCTTCAAGCGGTGTACCTTTGACACTCCAAGGAAAAGCCCACATAACGAAACCGAGCGGATCATCGTAAAATGTCGCACAATCTGCGGCAATCTCCGCATCGATTCCTGTTATCGCTTTACTCACTTAGAATCAACCCCTTTGATCTTCTCATACATCCTGAACCCACCGAAACCGAGCAGCGCCATGACGAGAGCCATCAGCTCTTTCATGTCCAGCGGTGGCATAGGTGGGAGAGTAATATCGTTACCCACAATCAGCGCACCAACCTGAACCATCCACGGTAACAGAGGGCGAACCAGGAACGTGTAAATCAGACCCATGACACAGCACCAGCCGAGCGCAGGACGCCAGCCACCTTTGTACAGGCTACCACTCTGAGCATCAATTTTGTTCAGGTCGATCTGACCACTCTGAGATCTACTCTCTGTTTCGTGTAATCGTGACTGAAGCGCATCAGCACGACGCAGCAACTCAGCCTGTTGCTCTACTGTCATCGGCTCTTTACCGGTGATCGCTGTTCGCAGATCTTTTACAAAATCCCCGGCGCCAGATAGTAGACCTTTGAACGATCCTTCGGCTAATGATTCCCAGAATGCCATCACAACACCTTAAGTTTGAAGTTACACAGCACCACAGCTAACTCTCGGTCACTGCTGTCGTAGTAAAAGCTGAACAGGACCAACGATCCAAAGCGTAACGTGATCTCGTTGCGGTTGTTATCACGATTGTATTTCCACAGATTAACAAGTTTCATTTACCACCTCGCCTTTTCTGATCTGGTGTCAATGTGAGTGAAGTCTTTATAGCAACCGATCCCGTACTTGTCGGGGTACTTGGTACACAGATAATCGTAAACATCACGAGGATTAACACCACGGATGATGAAGTCGATCGCTCGCGCTTTCGGATGATAACTCTTGTCAGTTGATCCGATCGATTTGTTGTACTTGAGACAACGTGCAGCACTGGTGATAATCAACTCGACACGTTCAACGGTCAGCAGTGTTGCGAAGTGATTGCAGCAACTCTGCACCACTGCGATAGTCTCACAGTCCATGCTGTCAAAACCACAATCGCACCCGCACTGTAACTCGTGCCGGGATATATTCTTTGTCAGATTACCCATCAATCTTCTCCCATGAAATTAACACTGTTGCGTTCACGCGCACGTTTGCGACCAGCTATCAATCGGTCAGTTAGATCCTGGTCCGTTGCAACCTCGATACGCTCAGTGAACGCACGAACGTCAGTATGTTTACCGATCATCTCCAACGCTTTCAATCTGTCAAGAATCTTCACATCTTTGACAGTGTATTGTCCAGACTCTCGGCTTGATTTGTCATCAATCTTGACAGCAGTTGTCATCTTACGCCAGATCTCAGGCCACTCGTGGATGGGTCGCAGATCATTGCTGCCGGGTACGAATATATCAGCGAGATCAGCATCAAACATCTTCGCCAGTTGTAGCAGCACCCAATCAGCGTCAACCTGCGTCCGGTCAACACGTTGCTGCATCTGCTCCTCAATGGCACACTGCACATCGAACTCAGCGAAGAACGCTGAACCTGTGCTGGCAACAAGACCGACAGATTCAGCAGCAGCACCGATCTTGAAATTATTCTTCAACAGTTCAAGCACGAACATGCGTTTCTGAGGTGATAGTTGATTCAGACGCTCATTCATGGTTAAGGCTCCGGTTCGTTCTTGTTCGTATGTTCATACCAATCGAATGCGAAGTTTGCGACAGTTGCTGCTATGTTTTGCTCAGTTATACGTACTAAATATGTTGTGTTCTGTCGCAGAAGTATTTCCTCTGAATCACGCTCAGAACTGCCGGGGAGATTCTTACCGCTTCCTAAATAAGCATCCTGCAACAATGCCCCTGGTGACACAACAACAGGGTCTTCATAGATTTCAGTTGTGTTGTTATCTGGGTAATTACGGTTGCGGTTTACAACGTTACCCAGTGTCCCATTATCTGTGACTGTTGGGTTTTCGTATATTGCAATCACAGCTTCACTTGAGTTGACACCAACACCCACAGTCATATGTGACCATCTCGTGGAGTCTGGTGTCACTATCAAGTGATCTTTAACACCGGCTTTCGCAACCATGTGATACCCGCGGTAAACGTAATGATCGCCACTATGTAACTCAGCGTGCGAATACGGTATAACTTTAACAGCATTTGTGGTGCGTTCCACTTGAGACAACGAGACTTCATTAACTTTTTGAATTGTAATGTTGCTGATACACACGGGGTCAGAAGTATGAAATTCAAGATGAACAGCGTTGAATATTTCCTGTTTACCAAAGAAGAAATTACGACTGTTATAATCTGTGTTATTGGTACTTTCGTCAGAAATTATACGCTCAACGCCGCCACTCCCAAGAGCCTTGATCACAACATTACTGAAGTTTTCAGATACATGCTCTGCACAACCTAAACCAACTTGAGCAGCGAATACAGTTCTGTTGAAATGGATACGAAGGATTTTCGGATTGTCAGATGTCGTATTACGCAATGCAGTGTGCAGGTTGTTAAATGGTATACACGCCACATCTTCACCAGACGCGTCCGCATCGACCCAGTTTGTCGTTATACTCTGCTCTTGCCATATGTCTGAACAATAAACACTATCAGCATTAGTGGGTAAAGGTGACTGGATATCAGCGCCAACAGGAACAGAACCATTATTCTCAAGGACTAATTCACGACCATTATGATCACCAATGCGTCGGAATGGTGAATGTCTGATGACGTTTTGATCACTCATGGTGATACCACGCTGAGGACTTTTTCAATGAATTTCCAGATGACAGCAGCAACAGTGAGGATTGCAGAAGTGATGAGAGAGACTTGAATCTTGTCATAGTTTGACGCTTTTGCTGCGTTGGTGTTATCACCTTGAGGACTATGACCGGCTGACGTGATGTGATCTGTCAACCGTTTCTCAGTCTCACGGTTAATGTGAAACAGGTTGTCAATGTCGTGTTTGTTCTGATCCGTTTTGTCGGCAATAGCGACAAGCCTCTCCTGTTGTTGTGCTATTGCCACCACGGCTTTAGACATGTCACGCTGAAACACTTTCGCATCACGAGCGTGTTCATCAAGTCGATCCAGTTGCCCGACAATCTTATCAAGCACTGGTTCCTTGTTACACCCTTCGTGACCTTGTGATTCAAGTATATCCTGCTTAAGCTGTTTGCTCCGCATGTGACCCCTCTCGTGACAGTTATCACGACACATATCACGATCACATAAACAAGTCAACAGGTAGTCCGTTCGGTATGATGTACCCGACGAACCTCCCATTCATGATCTCAGGCTTCGCAGAGTCACAACTGATGCATGGGCCTGATACGAACCTCAAACGTTCAACAGGGGGCGAATCTGTTGACCAGACGCCCCACCACAGTGCCACTCTGTTGCGTGTTGTTCCGTCGTCGCGTCGTTTCCTGATCTGACACCCTAGTGGAGCCTTGACGACTTTCAGCAATTTATACACGTTTGATCCTCCGATGCAGACAGCAGACAGCAGACAGCACCATTTGCTGTCCGTAACTCCATTTCCAGATCCATTTTTGCCAAAAACACTTCCCCACAGAAATCTGCTAACTCTCAGATATGACCCTTGCTGTCCGTGAGTGATTTATAATGCCTCTAATGCACCACTGATTACAGCAACTTGCAGACTATTTCAATGCGTACAGCACCAAAAATCTGCTGTCCGGAAGAATATGCTAATGTTCTATACTATTACTACTACAACTAACTAATATTATTAAAGAAGTAGTAGTAATAGTATAGAGAAAATGGGGCGGACAGCAAATGCGGACAGCAAAAATCTACTATGCGTAAGATTTTACTAATGTGCAGAAAAACAGTGCATTTACACAACATCTTCCACAAAATAACCATTATATCGCAGATTATTAGCAAACATTCGTGTTTCACTATGTCGCAGTTTTCAAGTTGGCACACTTTTTACCGCTAATATTTCAATACATCAATTATTAGCAAATATTCGTGTTTCACTATGTCAACGAGATTTTGTTCAATTTCTCCACCATATCCCGCGCCATTTCTTCAAGTTCAACCAATTCAGCGCAGTTATCGATGACGTTTTGAAGATGTTTCACCAGGTCATCCGTGTGTATTCCTTTGAAATGTTTGAAGCTGTCACACGATATCTCAATGGTGGAGAACCGGTCATTACACCCGTTACACACTCTTCTTCGTCTGACAGCATCGTGCGACGTTCGTGAGTTGATCACTCTGTCATTTCTTGACCCGCATTTTGGACAAATCATAACAAACCACCGTAGTAATCTTCCCACATTGATGCCCAGTATTCATCTGCATCATCTTGACATGTTGGGCATAATGTCATCATGTTATCGGAGTCAACATATGCTGTTCTTTGTCGGTTTCTGTGGGCATTATTTGCCCCACAACGCTCACAGATTTCACAACCACATGGTGATCCGTTGGTTTCCCGCATTGACGCTGCAACATGTGGAGACATTGAATCAATCAACATTTCTTTAAACTCTTTCATTTACAAGACTCCTTGCAATGTTCACAGTTCATCGCGTCCTGGAATAATGGAGCGGCAACATTGCTACAATGATTCAACATCGCCCACGCCATCGCCCGGATCTCCCATTGAGCGCGGTTACACAACCGCCGTCTGAAGAAGTTACGCAGAGCAGCAGCATTCATTGTGATCGTGATCGACGTTACAGCACCATGTGATACAATGTATCGTGCATTCTCAGCAGAGATCCCACAACCAACCATGTCATTATATAAGTCAGCAATGTCGCTGGTCATATTCTTAAACCGTTGCGCGAACACACTGTTCTCGATCTCAGGCGGCATCACCACGTCAAGGACACCCTCGACATACCGCTGTGACTGTTGAGCATAGCTGGCGATGCGATTGCGTACCAACTGGTGAGATGTCACCCGGCTCAGACCAGTCACAATGAAAGTGAAGCTGGCATGTTCCGCGATTGATTCATGACCACGATCAAGCACTCTTACAACCAGGTTTCCAGCTTCGTTGAGCATGAAACTATCAGGCAACCGTGGCTCGGCATGAGTGCAACCCCACGCAGCAGACGCGCATACTTTCACTGGATCTTTTGTGTAACTGATCAATTCAACTTTCAAGACGACCCCCTTCTAACCCGTGACATATTTCCTTAACACCAGCGTTGAACCCAGCCTCACCAACCTTGATCAGATGGTCATCCAACGGACCCCTATTACCCTGTGACAGTTTGAGAATCGCTTTCTCGCAATCAGTAACACACCGATGAATACGAGAATGATCCGGTAAGAATCTGGTGATACTCTGCGTCGTGCACATGCACAACACAGTCAACAGTGTCACAACCTCAGAAGTATCCAGCTCCATCGACACATTGTCAGCCGGGGGATACTCCACATATTTAACACGACCTCCCTTACTGACTTCTTTGGTATACAGTTGCATTAAAACATCTCCTTAAACAACGCAGTCTGCCATTCTCGTTCTTGCTGTCGAGCATCAGCAGCAGCATCAGCAGCAGCATCAGCAGCAGCATAAGCAGCATCAGCAGCAGCATAAGCATCAGCAGCAGCAGCAGCAGCATCAGCAGCAGCATCAGCAGCAGCATAAGCAGCAGCAGCAGCAGCATCAGCAGCAGCATAAGCAGCATCAGCAGCAGCAGCATCGTGGTCACCCGTCAACGCAACCTTGACCGCTTTACGAGGTCTGTTGTCATTGGGGTACTTATCCTCGAAGATGCGCAACACATGTTCGGCGCAGCGACCTGCAAACACTCTGACCATTTTCTGATCGTCACAGGTTCGTAGGGACCAGATAGCATCACCAAGACCGTTGCTGTCGATGATTGTCTTGAAGTCCAACGGATCATCGTCTGCTGTCGTCTTGTCGAGGTAACTGAGTAACTTCTTCCATCCAGTAGAACACGGTGAGTGTTTCTTGATTTCGTTCAGTGTTGTTTTCATATTGTATCCTTTTCACTGTTCCTGAGTTTACATTTCTTGTCGATCGGGGCTGCTATGAAACTCTGATTCATCCCATGACGAACCTTGATATCTTTCGGCTTGGTACACTGCGCTTCAATCTCATCGAATCTCGGGTCACCACGCTCAATCAATGTGGCAGTTGGTTCCATGATGCGGATGTGCTTCTTCACCTGTCGCTTTGTCTCAGGACTCCATGGTTTACCGTCAACCCAGCTCATCCTTCAATCACCAGCGTGTCACCGCTACCTGACCACTTGTACTTATTCAACGAGATACCAGCAGCTCTCATCTGCTCTCGTACCCATTTGCGACCACCGGGGGCATTAACCTTTTTGATCGGCAACTCGATTCGCTTCATCTAGTACCACCTTTCTCGCATAACTGTTGACATCATCACTCTGACCCTTGAGAGTCTTCATCTCATCGTCAGTGACCCTGAACTGGATACGCTGACGCTTTGCATCTTGCTTCGTTGTACCTTTTGGTCTAGCCATTACTTCTCCTTTACATTCCGTAAATTATCATTCTTGCACGTTTAAGACCGTAGATGATTCCTTTTAAATGTTCCACTCTCGCTGGTTGCAGACTAGGATCAATCTGATTCAGTTCTAGTTGATAGTCTTTGATTTCATTTATGATCGTACTCAACCCTTCAATGTCATAATGTTTCTCCTGTTTAAGTTGTTTTCTTGGATACAGAATACACACAGAATAATTATCTGTCTACAAAAAAAAAACCTCTCTAGAAAATTAATCCCAGAGAGGCTGTGTTTCTTGCTATTCAATTGTTTATCACTGCCACATCATCACCGCTTCCCTGCGACCGTGTAACCGTGCCGCCTCAAGATCACCACACCAGATATCAACTGAGTTGGTGAATCGTTTATTCATCACGTCTGTCACTTCAAACGTACCGTAACCCTGTAACACCACCTCTGATCCGAATCCACCAAGCTGCTCAAGCAGATCCCGACTGACAGCAACGCCTCCAGGGCGTACATGTTCGTTGCTAGCTGTGATGTGAGGGGTGCTGTCAGTCTCTTGCTCACGACTGGTGTAGCACGTCACCTCGACCGTCTTGCTGAACACTGGTGATGATCGATCCCACTCAGCAAACACCATTGACATGATGTCGTCGCAGCGGGTCAACTCCTGTTGCAGTGTTACGATCTGTGATGTCAGATCGTTGATGGCTGGTTCCTGATTCATAGATCCGTGCATCATCCCAAAGTTGTACGATGCGAGAAAGAGGAAAAAACCACATAAATAAATCATCACATCATCCTCTCAGTCAGATCCGTGATCTTCTGGATCTTATCTTTCAGTTCAGCGTTCTCAGCTCTCAGAATCATACATTCCTGACACGCCGGTTTTCGGTTAATTACCCGCTGATGTTCTGAGTAATTGTGACAGTCTTGGCAGATCTTTGTCTCTTCAAGATGTCGACAATTGGTGCATGATTTCATGACTCATTCTCCAAAAAGAGTATTGACGCAGCAATGTAGTTGATCGCCCCCAGCCGCTCACGGACAGCAGCATCTTTGTCCATCCGTTGCGACTCCTGCAACTTCTTGATCGCCTGATACATCAACCCGATATCACTGTTCTGTAACTTCGGGATATTCATGATCGGTTGATCTTTGAATGGTAACCCTTGACCATGACGCTCGCTGCCTTTACCATTCTGAGCTTGATCCAAAGCATCATCCAATACTCTGGACAGTGGTTCGTAACCTTGACACACTGTGCGCCTCAGCAAGTTCGGAACAGGTAGATGTACTACTTTACCGTGTTCCATGGTATAATCACCGTCTGATACATCCGGCGCACGGTAATAACCACGGGTGGTATTTTTATGAATAACCCGCATCATCGCGGCTTTCATCTCTTCTTCGTGACCCCTGGTGAGTGTTTCAAGTGAATGCTTCAGATCAGCGACTTCATCCCACCATGCGTCACTATACATCGGTTCATTTCTGATCTCATTAACTTCGCTGATAAAATGCTCAACTTGTTTACTCAACGGACCACCTACGAACCTTGTTGCTGGGAAATTGTACTTCATAACACCTCTCCAAATTTGATTTTACACAACTCAATAACCGCGTTGTACTGTTTCGCATATTCGTTATCACCGTGAGTCTTTTCAACAGCGTCAATGAACTCAGATGCTGACCCTTTGAAACACCCTCTTGTAACTTCAAAACCGTTTTCAGTTTTGTAAATAGTGAAAACACCACCCTCTGATCCGATTGGACTAATTGACATGAAGTCATCTGACGATTTGATCACACCGCCCCAGAACACACCGCCCCAGAACACACCGCCCCGGAACTCGCCGCCCCCGAACACACCGCCCCAGAACTCGCCGCCCCAGAACTCGCCGCTGTGGAACACACCGCCCCAGAACTCGCCGCTGTGGAACACACCGCTGTGGAGCCGAGCATGTTTGAAAATGTAGAAATCCTGACCTTCCAGGGTAACTTTATCTG